CGAGATAATATGCACGATAAGTTTGAAGTTATATCTCAAGATTTTGTAAATAAATTAAAAACCCCAACACAACAATCGGTTACTGCTTAATAAATTATGAAAAATAAAGATTGTAAATGTAAACCATGTACCTGCGGAAAAGAAGTTATCTGCAAGTGTGCTGAGAGATTAGCAAAGCTAAAAGAAAAACTTAAACAACTAATCCGACCAAATTAGTAGGAATTAACAACTATATAAATAATATGACAATACTATTAATACTTATAATTTTTATCGTAGGTACTTTTTGTGGGTGGAAATACGAGACAACAATTAATGATTTCATAGAACACTTTAAATCAATGAATAAGAAAGATTTATAATGACACCTTATACATTTGAAGAAATACAATTTTTAAACAAACAAACTAAAGAGGAAACTATGTTCACACCTAAATTTGAAATTCCTTCTTACGAAGAAGCTAAGAAAGCTACAGAAAACTTCGCAGGACAGGTACAGAAATTTTGGGCAGATGCTTTCAAAGACTACGCAAAGTCTGTTGAAGCATTTTTTCAAAATAACAAAAAGTAAAACTAACAACAAACATCAGGAACACTAATGGCTAAAAAACAAAAGTCTGTTGCTGAATTACTAGAAGATGCACAAGATATTCTAGCTCAAATTCAGGACAAAGTTAGTGAAAATGAAACTGATGACAATGAGTTTGACGATTGGTCTGAAGACCAAGACGAAGAATAGTCATCAATGAAATTTTAGCTCCGCTTATGTCAATCAAATCCAGTAAGAGCTTTCACAAACGTAAAAGAGATAGTTTAAGCAAATCACATTTTAACATTTTATTATTTGAATTGAGAAATTTAAAAAAAGATGTTGAAGAACTTAAATCGTTTATGAATAAATCTAAAGGAACATTATCGGTAGTTGTTTTTATTTCTGGTTTAGTTGCAACAGTTATTATGGCTTTGGATTACTTTAAAAAATAAATTATGTCAGAAAAATTAAAACAATTACATGAAAAACTTTGCGAAGTTTTATTAGAGAAAATAAATAATCCTGATGTTACTGCAAGTGAATTAAACGTAGCAAGACAGCTTTTAAAAGATAATGGGATTGATGCTGTACCTGTGGAAGGTTCTCCACTTCAATCTTTAATAGACGAATTACCTTTTAAAATAAATGACAGAAATACCAAACAAGCTAACTGATTTTAGAAATTTTTTATATCTAACTTGGAAGCATCTTAATCTACCTGAACCCACTAAAATTCAGTACGACATTGCAAACTATATTGCTAATGGTTCGCAGCGAACTATTGTCAGTGCTTTTAGAGGAGTAGGTAAGAGCTGGATTACTTCTGCTTTTGTATTGTGGAAATTATTATTAAATCCACATCTAAATATATTAGTTGTCTCTGCATCTAAAAATAGAGCAGATGACTTTAGTACATTTTGTCTTCGTTTATTGTCAGAAATGCCAATATTAATGCACCTTTATCCAAAGGATAATCAAAGACAAAGTAAGATAAGTTTTGATGTAGCACCAGCAGGAGCTTCACATCAACCTTCTGTTAAAAGTTTAGGAATTACAAGTCAGCTTACAGGTTCAAGAGCAGATATTATTATAGCAGACGATATTGAAACTTCAGGAAATACACAAACACAGTTTATGCGAGATAAACTTTCTGAAAGCATAAAAGAGTTTGAAGCTATAATTAAACCTGAAGATACATCTAGAATTATATTTTTAGGAACACCACAAAACGAATTTAGTATTTATAATAAACTTCAAGAGAGAGGTTATAAGATTAGATATTGGTGTGCTAGATACCCAAATGAAACACAGTTTAAATCTTATGGTTCTAATTTAGCTCCAATTATTTCTAATACTTGGAGTTCTGAAATTGTTGGTAAAGCAACCGACCCATCAAGATTTGATGAACAAGATTTACTTGAAAGAGAAGCAAGTTATGGAAGACTAGGTTTTAACTTACAATTTCAATTAGACACAACTCTTTCAGACTTAAATAAATATCCATTAAAGTTATCAGACTTTACAGTGATGACTTTAAACCAAGAGAAAGCTCCACAGAAAGTTATCTGGGCTTCTTCTCCTGAATTAAAATATGGAGACATACCTTGTGTAGGTTTGCAAGGAGATGGCTTTTATAGACCAATGCAAGTTCAAGGAGATTGGATTGATTACACAGGTTGTGTGATGTCCATTGACCCATCAGGTAAAGGTAAAGATGAAACTGCTTATGCTGTCACTAAATTTCTAAATGGAAATATTTATTTAATAGACGTTGGTGGATTTAATGCAGGTTATACTGAACATGTTTTAGATAAGTTAACTCAAATCGCTAAAAAGAATAAAGTAAATAAGATTTTAATTGAAGATAACTTTGGTCAAGGAATGTTTGAAGCATTGCTTAAACCTTATTTAATAAAAGATTATCCTTGTACGACTGAATTAATTAGACAGACAACAAACAAGCACAGAAGAATTTTAGATACATTAGAACCTTTAATGTCTCAACATAGGATTATCGTAGATACTAATGTAATTAAAAAAGATTATGAAAGTACAAACGATTTGTATTCTCCTGAACAAGCATTGAAGTACCAATTATTTTATCAAATCAGCAGATTACAAGTTGGAGTTAATAATCTAATACAAGACGACCGAATAGATGCCTTACAAATGGCATGTCATTATTGGTTACAACAATTAGCAAAAGACCAAGATTTAGCTTTTAAACAGAAAAAGGAAGAAGATTTTAGAGTTCAGCTAGATAAATACTGGGGTAATAACAACATTAATAGTAGCTGGATTAAGTATTAATTTTACATTTAGTTTTTAAGTGTAATTTTTAAATATAATTTTTATACTTAATTAGAACAATACAAGGAAAATATAGGAAAAAGAGGGGTACACAGGTAGGTCTAGAAGCCAACTTGATAGCTCTACGGGCTTTAAATTAAGACTTTTTTATAAGTCTGTCCAAAGGTGCAACCTAATCTAAAGGCGACACATACCTTTCTAGACATCACAAGACCCTCTCATACTAACTCTAATAGTCTTAAAGTTGTTTTAAAGACCATTCTGAGAGAAGTATGATGTTTATGTTTTCTTTATTTTTAATTTAAGTTGGACTTAAGGAGTTCTCTAAGAAGTCCTATAAGTAATACTTAAGGACATCTTAAGTATATATCTTAAACATAAACATAAACACTTCTTTAAGAAGAACTTAAGTAGTTCTTAAGTTTAACTAAATGACCTTCTATAGTACCTTACTAGGGAACTCTCTAGAACGTACTGGAAGCCACAGGCAACTCACTGGAACAACTCTAACCATAAAGTCAGATATGAATGAACAAGTAATATACTTAAAGGCATTAGTTAATAAACAACCAAAATTAGCTAATACTGATGAGTTTAAGATAAAGGTTAAATCTTTAGCAAAAGATATTTATTATGAAGTTAAACCTAAAACATCAGAAGAAGACTGTTTTGAAGGTAGGGAGTTTATATTAAATAACCTTGAGAGCTTTCTTGAGTATGCAGTTGATTATTCATTAGCTGATAAGTTTAATGAATTATTAATTAATCCTGAAAAATAATTTTAGGAAAAAATCTGACAACCTCACGTATAGGCGGGAAATTTTTTTTACCCCCATACGGGTTTTTTACAGGAAGGGGTGGCATACCCGTCTATTGCACACATGTTTGCAGTAAATCTGTAAATTAATAAGTAAAGTCGCCAGTTAGCGGTAGTCTTTCTGAATAGTGCTACTCATTTTACTTGATATTCTGTGTAGGAATAATTCTTTTCTAATTTTAATTGTATTTTTTTTATTTGTTCTTATGTGTTTTATTATCTGTTTTAGTTTCGGTTGCACTCTAGGATTAGATTAGGTGACACCTTTAGTAATAACTAAAACGGAGAAATGAGAGATGATGATGAGTAAAGATTGTAAGCTAATAATAGTTGATACTGAAGACCAACTAATGACCTACAAAGAAGTCCATGATTTCATTGGTGGTAATGTTGAAATAGTAAGTCTTAAATCAGGAGATTTATTATTAGTAAATGAAGATGGAATAAGACTGGCATTACCTTTTAATGATAAAGCTAGTAAAATATACCAACATGAATGGTCACATTTACCTAATCCTAAAGGTAAACCAATACCTATTGCTCCTAACATTTTTGCAGAAGAAACTGAATTTAAGATAAGAGGTAATGTGGTATTAATCAGAAAGCAGTGGAATAAAAGAGTATTCAAAGATGAGGTAGCTGATGAGTAAGAAAATAAAAGAGAATAAAGTGCCACTTTCAGCTAAAGAACCAGACATTAAAATAACAATACCAAAAGGTAAGAACGAAGCTGTTGTTACAGGTGTTTATAAAATTCGTAAAGGTGCTGTAGCTGATACAAATACAAATACTAATACTGTAGTTACAACAACTAAAATAAATGAAGTTAAAGATACTTTAAATCAAGCATTAAAGATTAGTCCATTTTTAAGTTTATTTGGACAATTTAAAGATTTTACTCCACCTTATCCAAGTGGCGGAACTTTACTTGGTGGTGGTTTGCTAGATGACACTACTGAAACAATAAAGAACGTAAGAACAAAATTTCTTCAAGCAAAAGGTAAAGCAGAAAGATTAAGTAGGTCAATTAGAAATCCAACTAATGGCAAACACACAAGATGGGCTAGACTTGATTATGGTGAACGCACTGAGTTTATTAATGGTCAATTAAAATTATTAATGAAACAACTGAACATAACTAATCCATACGATTTAGTTAAAAATTATAAAAAAGACAAAAGGATAAGTGGAGTAATTTACGCAACAACACCACTTCAAGCAGGTATGTGGTTAAAAAGATTTGGATTAACTCCAAATGAAA